TGGCTATAAATTTGGAATAACACCATTGTATAACGCCGATGGTACATTACAGGTGTATGAAGAATAAATAAAATCAGTTTTTTATTGCAAAATAAATACAATATATAGTTTTAAATGCTGTACAAATACTATATATAGTACAAAGAGAGGCGATTACAATGACATTTACAGAACTTATGTTACAAAAGTTTCCAAACGCAGATTTGCGGAATTTATTTATTGATTGTTGTCCTTGTAACTTTGGCATCGAAACAGAAATGACAAGGCTTTGCGATAATGGTCACGGATGTTTTGAGGATTGTAAAATCTGTTGGAATAGTCAAATAGTTGGGGATTATATTACAACCAAAAAGAAAAATAATAATGAAACTTTGGTGGCAGTATGAGCGAAAGGAGAGCGAGAAAATGAAGTTAGGAAGAATCGTAACAAGTTTATTAGAGAACGATCTATATAAATTCAGTATGGGACAGGCAATTTATCATCAGTTCTCAGACTACAAGACAACATGGAGTTTCAAATGCCGGAACAAAGACGTACATTTCACAAAAGAAATGGTGGAAGAAATCAGAGAGCAGATTAAAGCATATTGTGAGCTGCGGTTTACAGAAGACGAACTGAGTTATCTGGACGGTATCAAGTGGATCAAAGGATCTTACATTGATTTCCTAAGACTCTGGAAACCACGATATGAAGATTTTACAATCACGGATGATGCAGAATGTGGACTTGTCATTGAAACTGCCGGTACATGGTTAAATACTTCTATGTACGAAATCCCGACACTTGCTATTGTAAATGAAGTGTATTTCAGAATGCAGTACGATTATGACGAGCTGTTAAGTAGCTTCAAGAAAAGACTGGATAATAAGTATGCAAATCTTCGCAACGGTCATTGGTATTGTGGTACATTTTCAGAATTTGGACTTCGCCGGAGATTATCTGCAGAAGCACAGGAACTTGTTGTTGAGAAGTTCTCACACCTGAATGATACGGCGCATTGTGCATCAAGATTTATTGGCACTTCAAACGTATTTCTTGCGAAAAAATACGGAGTTACACCAGTTGGCACAATGGCACATGAATGGATTATGTGTGTAGGACAGGGAAATCACAAGCACAATCCGGCATATTCTAATTGGTATGCACTTGACGCATGGGTTAAGGAATATGGAGTTTTGAACGGTACAGCACTGACAGATACAATTACAACCGACTGTTTCTTGGAAGATTTCCAACTTACATTCGCAACATTGTTTTCTGGTGTTCGTCATGATTCGGGTGATCCGTTGGTATGGGGCGAGAAAATGATTGAACACTATGAGAAGCTGGGAATTGATACAAAAACAAAAACATTGCTTTTCTCTGATTCACTGGATTTTGAGAGAGCAGATAAGATTTGCCGACATTTCTCAAAGAAAGCAAAGGTCGCATTCGGAATCGGCACATACTTATCAAATGATACTTGCGTAAGTCCGCTCAATATCGTCATGAAGACTACAAAATGCAATGGTCAGGATGTGGCTAAAATTTCCGATGTTGAAGGAAAGGGAATGTGTAAGAATCCAGAGTATGTGGATTATTTGAAAAGATCAATTGATTGGAGAATGAACCAAAAAAAGATTTTACTTAACCGTTTCGTTGGATATTTGGAAGATAATGGGGAAATTGCTTATTATAGCTGTAATAGCGGAAAAAGAATATAAGAAAGGGAATAATTGACAATGAGTTTCAATGCAAAAGAAGTAAAAGATAAATGTGTGAAATGGATTAGAGAATGGTTTGAGGAAAACGGGGATCATTGCAAAGCTGTAATTGGAATCAGTGGAGGTGTTGATTCTTCCGTAGTAGCTGCATTATGTGTAGAAGCATTAGGGAAAGAAAGAGTATACGGTGTGTTAATGCCACAGAACAGCCAGGATGACATTGATTATTCTTATGAGTTATGTGAACATCTGGGAATCGAGCATTGTGTTATTGATATTGGTAATACTGTAGAGGATATGTTGACTCTTATGTACATTAAAAGCGGAATTAAAGTTTCTAATCAGACAGAAATAAATATTCCGGCTAGAGTTAGAATGGTAATGCTGTATGCAATTTCTCAGTCGATTGACGGGCGTGTCGCAAATACATGTAATTTGTCTGAGAATTATGTTGGTTACAGTACAAAATATGGAGATGCAGCAGGGGACTTTTCGCCACTGGAATCACTGACAAAAACAGAAGTAAAAGCGATTGGTAAAGAGATTGGACTGCCGGAACGTCTGGTTAATAAAGTCCCTACAGATGGTTTGTGCGGAAAAACTGATGAAGAAAATTTTGGATTTTCGTATGATATGTTGGACGAATATATTAGAACAGGAAAGATTGATGATCTTCCAAAACAGCGTAATATCGAATGTTTACATATGATGAATGAATTTAAGATGAAACCAATGGCACACTTTGAATATATGGAAGAAAATTGAAAGGAATATAATTATGGGTAAGACAATAGCAGCAGAAAAACTTACAAATGAAAAGTTTCTGAATCTGTATAAAGTTCATGCAGAAACAGAGTCAGGAGATCAGATTGGATATTTGGTTGCTTCCAGAGCAAAAGAAGTTGATGGACTAAAAGCGATAAATCATGATGATAAAGTGGATGCTGTGGCAATTTGCGCATTGACAGAAGACGATAAAATGGTGCTGATTCGCCAGTACAGATATGCAATCGGTAGCTATATCTATGAACTTCCGGCTGGACTTGTTGACGATGGAGAAAGCGTTTGTGATGCAGCAATAAGAGAAATGCATGAGGAAACAGGGCTGACACTTGAAATCACAGATTTGCCGATTGGAAATAAGGGCGGTTATTCAAGTGCCGGAATGACTGACGAAACTTGCACACTTGTAGTAGGCAAGGTAACTGGCGAAATTTCTGATAAATATAAAGAAGCGTCAGAAGAAATCGAAGTATTACTTGTAGATAAAAAAGAAGCAACACGTATCTTAAAAGAAGAAAACGTATGTATCAGATTAGCTCTTATGCTTATGATGTTTATACATGAGTAGGAGGGCGTTATGACAATACATAAGAAAGGAAAAGAGTGTGACTATGAGAAGAAACGCACGATTGCCCATATAATTGTTATTCTGGTTGCTTTGGTGTTACTTGTTATTATTTCAGTAGTGGCAGCGAAAAAGTCCAGCCAAATAGAAAAGAGTGTCACAAAATCAGATCCAGAGCTACTTGTCATTGAAAAATCAATCCCAAAAGATAACGATTCATCATTTGAGTCGGATTCTGAGAGTGTGAAGAAATTTCAAGACAAATATTCTATGGACTGGGGTTTTGTAGATGCTCAGTATCTATTAAAAATAGCAGAATATCATGGTGGAACAAAAGAAGAACGTGCATATACAATTCTTGCAACACTAAATAAAGTATTTGAAGAACGTAGATCTATACAAGATATAGTTCTTGAAGAGCTGTATGATAATGATGGACTGGAATCAGATGACTTTGAAAAAATTGTTGCAACAGATGCAACGAAAGAAGCATTAAAGATGATAGTGTATGATCGGTTCGATAATAGTGCTGGATCTACAGAATACAAAGAATTTTATAATTAAACCATAATAAATGGTTGACAAATTAAGAAAAGATGATATACTATAATCAGAAACGAGGTGATATGAAATGTCAGGCACAAACTTGAATCGGATTAAAAACAAGCGTATGCAGAAAAATAACACTTCTGGTGTTACCGGCGTTTCTTTTCATTCAGGAATGGGACAATGGTATGCAAGAATCTCTTTTAAAGGGAAAACGTATAGCTTGGGTTATTTTGATGAACTCGATGATGCGGTTAAAGCCAGGAG